ACTCGTACTGTGTAAGCTGATTGGACTGACCCCCAATCGGCTATTTGTTGTGCCTCTGTGTAAACGACGCTTCGGGCTGACGATACTGACCATTCTCGTTTTATTGTGGTTCCACTGTAAATTCTGACTACATAGCTGTCCAATTCTCCTGCTGCGTAAGCGATATCGATATAGTCAATCCAACGACCATTTAACCGCGTCCGTCGATACCAAGTAATAATTAAATCGTTGTTATCTTTTTCCCCTCTTACAGCACAAGGGAAAGGCTTCAATCCTTCTAAGGTGATTGTGTGAGAGACTTCCTCCTCTATATCGGTTTCAAGTAATCCATTAGGAACTACTTTTAATAAATATTCTCGATTAATATCAGAAAGATTTAAGGGGAATCGAACTAAAGAATTAGTTAGTAGCACAAATTTTTCCCCTATTATATGCTTAGAAATGGCTGGTTCAGTTCCTTTGACTCCACGAATTGTATATGAAATATCAAAGGTCAAGGGATTGTTGGACACAATAGTAGCATTTTTAAACGCTATAATTTCTCCGGTAGAGAACCAGCCTAATTGTTTGCCCGATAGAAAAGCTTCAAGGGTAACTGGCTCTAATTGCCCTGAATTTATGCTTACTCGTATCCAATTTAAATCGTCAATAAAACTAGGAGAAGCGTTGTTAAAATTTGGGGAGAAGCTTAATACAGTACCAGTTACGCTGTTGACGATATTGCCAACAGCAAAATCATAACTTAAGCCGTTGTCATCGGAATAAAATAAGGCTCCTCTGTTAAAACTAGAGTTACCTTCAATTGCCACATAAATTCCTATGTCGGTATCTCGGCTATTAACTATTGGGCATTCAATAGGAATAGCGTTAGCGCGTCCGTAGGGACGAGGAATGTTATTGTCTGGCGGAAATTCGTTATCTATAGGAATATCTGGTAAATATCCTACTCCTTGAAATCGAGTAGCTTCAATTTCAATTAAATAATTTACGCCTCTTACTTTCTTTGTGATTTGCATCAATTCCTGATGATAATTGTTATTATCATTAGTAAAAATTATATCCCCAACCTTTAAATTTTCCCATGCTGGTAATAAAAACATTTTTGAGAAAGTTTTTGATTGCGTTTTCCCTAAAAAAAGAATTTTTGAGGCAATATTCATAAAAAGCATATCTATATCTATTAGCTTAGTTTGAAAACTAAGCTCGTTTGTGTGAGTATCTGATGGGTCTTTAGCTACTACGGTAATAGTTTCATAATTTTTTAAAACATTTAGTCCAGATACTGTAACGGCACTAGGAGTTTCTCTAAAATGAGTCAGTTTTTTTTCATTAAGGTCAATAGGATTTTCTCCAAATTTTTTAGACCCAAAAGAGCTTTTAGGGATAAAAATAGGATCAGATAATTGTTCTTGTCTTTTAAAAATGATTTTATCTTTTGGCTCCCTTGCCACAATAAAAAAAGCTCTCATAAGTTCTTCTAACTGATCAGCAAAAGATGTCCCGTCAAACAATAAATCAAATCCTTGAATTCGGTAATTATCAGGAATGTCAGTTACGTCAATTTGATCGTCTGTTCTACCGGCTAATTTACAAATAGTTTTCAAAATATCTTTTATTTTTGGATTGTTTCCACTTTCTCCAATCACCTCAACATCAATAGTAGGAAATCCAGTGCCGTCATAATTAGCAATCGGATAATTATTAAAAACTAAAAAAGACATTCCAGTAAAAGCAGGTACTGGATTAGATTCTTTTGATTGAATTACTGACGATGGTGTAGTTTGATTGCCAGTATAAATAGTTGTATGCTCAATAAACTTTAGGCTTTTTTCGTCATTAGTTTCGGAATTGTAAACGAGGACGCGGTTCATCCAAACTCGCCTAACAGAGCCAATTTTTCTAGCAATTGGATAAGCGGCTGTCAGAAAATAAGTGTAAACTTCGGTAGTTTGCCCACCACCACCTTTTCCGCCTTGTTTTTTGGATCTGACGACTTCCTTAAGGGGAATCCCCCACATCATAGTTAGCCCTTCTTTCCTTACCCTTCCAAAAGGATAGGATAGGCTTCTGCCGTATTCAGCATCAGGAACACCAGTATCCTCAATTTTTCCTTTTTGTTGGGTAGGGGGTTTAGGGGCAAATAGAGATAATAATAGGTTAGCTCCGATCCCTATTGCTACGGGAATGAGAAAATTAGCCACGGCTTTTTAAAAGATAGTATTTTCTCTATTCTAATAGGTTGAGTAGGAATCGAACCTACCTAAGCCGAATTATGAGTTCGTTGCCTTAACCGCTCGGCCATCAACCCTTGACCTATTTAGGAAAAAATAAAGTAGGAGAGATATTAAAAAAATCGGCTAATTTTTGAACGTGAATATCTGTTATCTCTCGCTGCCTATTAAAAATATCATCTAGGATTGATTGATCCTCAAAAATAGATAGCAAATCTTGCTTTTGTAGGTTTCTTTCCTCTAATATGAATTTCAACAATTCAAGTCCATAAATATCAGGTATTGGCTCTTGATTTTCCTCATACTCATAATTTTCTTCATACTCATAAATCAAAGCTCCTAAAACACTTAAATACTCCCTTTCTTCTATTGTCAATTGAATTTTATCTAATATGATTTTATCTAAAAAAGAACTGATAACTCTTTCCGTGTTTTCTAGCCCTTCCTTGTCGTAAATAGGACGAGGAGGGTATTGTTTTAATAATTCTAAGTATTTATTTGTATCAAACATAGTGTGACTGTAATCGCTGTAACTTTTTATCATAGGTCAAGTCTTTGATTTTGTCAATATGTTTGATTTTAAGTGGGTTGGGCTGGATTTGCACCAGCGTGGAATTAAATCTACAGATTTACAGTCTGTCGCCTTCGACTACTCGGCCACCAATCCTTGTTTAAATTTATCTTACTATAATTCTTAATGCTTGTCAATCATATTGGTTTTTGATTTTCTTGATTCTTTTGAGATTCTTGCAAATTAAGAAGTTGAAGCATTGCTTCTCCTGCGTCTTTACGCGCCATGTTACAAGTCCAGAGTCTTTGTTCATTGCGCTTGATAATGATAATTTTTGTATCAGAAACCGAACAAACTAAATCATTTTTCTGTTTTATTAGCTGATTAATAGCTTCTATTCGTTGCCCCTGTTCTAGTTGGGAAACGGGTTGAGGGTTTTCTCCATACTCTTGTGTGGAGAAAACAACAGCTAACATAGGATTTTCTAACCCCTGAAATTGAGGACGAATAATCTGCCAACTGAATTCACCATCAGGCTCTAATTCTCGATTCCAAATATTTAGAAAGGTTTCTAAATAACCTTCCAATCCTTTTTGAGTTTGACGGTTTTTATTAATATCACTGAAAAGTCCTTGATGCTGTTGAGGATAGTTTTCAACAGGTTTTACTGACTCACTATCTTGAATAGAGTAAGAATGACAAGAATTAAATGGAAACATAAAGGGCATATTGATTGCTATCAAGATATTAGGAAAGTTTAATAATTTGTTGCAGATTAACTATATTAGATTTATTCTCTGTAAAAATTAAGATTACACCAAAAGGAATCTTTCCAAAAATTTATCAATTTTATATTTTTTTCAGCTATTAATTTTCGCCAAAGACGAAAATTCTCAAAAAAATTATACCATCCAAAAGGAACATCTTCTCTAAGGGTAGTCCAAATAATAGGTAAATAGCTGTCGATAGGTTTATAAAGTTTGTTACAAACATAAATATAAAAACCAAAAGACAAAGTGTAAAACAACCCTTTGGTGATTAACATAAATCCCCACACAAAAATTAAAAACAAATTCAAGATTAAGGCTATCGGTTTTATTTTCATTTTTGGCCTTCAACAGATTTTAAAGTTATTACTATATTACTTTACTACAATTAAAGTTATTTGTCTATAACTTTGATAAAAAAATAAATTAGATTTACTTTTTCCGATGTCAGTGTTTTGATTTTCATTAAGATTTCTACTAATTTATCCTTAAGTTCTTTTTTAGTGGGTTTTGTGTTAGTTGGTTTATAAATGAAAGTTTTAGCACTTCCATCTTGTTCTATTTTAGTCAAAGTGTATTTTTCCATGATCATAGTGCCTTCTTTTATGTGTAGGTTTATCTTAATATATCTAGCCCTCGATTTCTGATTCTTTGAGCAAAGTCTTTATTAAATACTTTTGATTTTTTAATCACAGTAATCTGATTGCTTGGCCAGTATTCTAGCAGAAAATCAACGAGTTCTATTGAAGTTGTGTGTATTCTAGCTTCTTTGCTGTATCCTTTTAGTAATTGGTAAAAAAGAAATAGTCCACTAAGCAGGTCTTTTTCAATTACCCAAAATACTAATCTAATTAATGTATTGCTAAGTCGCCAGTGTTTTAGAAGTTGGCATAGTTTTGTTTCCTCTAATTGCCAGTAACTGAAAAAATCCAAAACATTAGAGATTACTGGGTAGTCGCTTCTATTTACGAAGTC